CACATGATTTGAAAATGAAATTTCATAAAATAGAAAACATAATTGAGAAATTTATAACTAAAGAGAAAGAGCTCGGTATAAATTTCTATCTTGAAGGATACTGGAATATTAATTACAATTTTGTCGAGATCGCATTAGCATGGGTTAATGGAACATCAAAAGAAGAAATATTCGAGAGCGAAGAAATATTTGAAGGAAACTTTATTAAAAATCTTTTAAAAATAAATAATATGTGCCATGATATTGCGTGTCTTTGTAAAATAATCGGAAAGATTGATCTGTTGCCGACTTTAGAAAAGATCGAACCTTTAATAATTAGAGATATTGTATCTTCCGCGTCACTATACTTGATATAATTTATCGAAATGGTGGCCAAAATATGTTGACTAATATTATAATGTATAACGATAAAGATCCTAACAAATTAATCAAATTTATGTTAATATTACTAGGTGCATGTATAGCATATTTGATATATACAAAATTTTTTTATTACACAACAAATGAAAATTTTTTAAAGGAATTATTGACAAAAACTGAAATCAAGGATGATCTAAAAAATATGTTAAACGATGTTGACAAAATATTTCAAGAAAATGATTTGGAATATTGGATTTCGTTTGGGACGTTATTGGGAGCCGTGAGACATAACGATATTATTCCATGGGATGATGATATAGATCTTGAAATTATGGAACATGATATCGATAAATTATTTTCAATTGAACATAAATTTAAGAAACATGGATACTCGTTAGTCAAATTTAGTTTGGGATATAAAATTTATAAAACAGATGGTGAAGAAATTAAATATGGTGTGCATGGCGAAAACAAATACGATTGGAAATATCCATTTGTAGATTTATTCCCGATGAAAAAAGATGATAACAAATATATTTTATCTAATTATATGGTTAGATTAATGTGGCCAAACTGTTTTTTGGAAAAGGAAGAATTGTATCCACTAAAAAAATATAATTTCGGTAAATTTAAGGTAATGGGTCCTAATAATCCATTGCCTGTATTAAATAGGTTATATGGTAATAATTGGAAAACAGAAGCAATAAAAACATATGATCATAGACACGAAGTTGGTATTCAAAAAATAAGATTTATGTTATCAGATATGAATAAAATAATAGAAAAATTATAAGAAAATAAAAATTTATAAACAAATTATCTTTTTCTTAATTTATATTTTTTCTTTTTGAAAGTTTTTTCATCTTCTAAACTTAATGTAGGCATAAAATCATCTTGATCATCTAAAATTGTATGTGTCTTTTTTCCGTTATCGTCTTTAATTATTTCTGTTTTTGTTGTGGGACCATTTTTTCCTTTTCTTGTTGTTTTTTTAACCGTTTTAGTTTTTTTCATTCCGTCTTTATTTACTGTTGTGGATGTCATTACAGATTGCTGAAAAAAATCATTTTCTCCCATATTTCCAAGAGATTTTTGTAAATTTTCAGTGAATCCATTTTCAAAAACAGAAAACGGATTAACATTTGACGTAACATTATTTGAAAAAGGACTTTGAAAAAATTTATCAGTTTTGAAAGGATCAGCCCCAAAATTTTCAAAAAATGAACTGTTGAACGTTTTATTGAACGAAGAAAAAGCAGTTTGAAATACTTGTTTTGCCATATCTAAACCAAATTCAGGATTATTTTGAGACGATTGCTCAAACAAAGGACTTTGGCTTTTAATACACTCATCGTAATCGTATTCTTTTCGTTTTGATTTATCAGAAAGAGCGTGATACGCTTCACTAATTTTTTGAAATTTTTTTGTTGAATGGGAACCTTTATTTTTATCTGGATGATATTTTACAGCCAATTTACGATAAGCCTTTTTTATATCATCCTTAGATGCAGTTTCTTTTAATCCAAGAATTTTATAGTACTCCTTGCTCATTATTATTTGATACTTAGATAAAAATCTTTATATTATTTATTCAAAAAATTGAAATGAGAACGTATTATGGTGTCTATATAAAACCAGATATTTTGATCCGCAGTGCTAAAGAAACATCGGAAAAAAACTAGACATAGCCAAAACAAAATGGCTGCCGCCGCAGCAGATCGCTCATTGAGCGTAGATAAGACCAAGATGGATGACTATCGAGACATCGTTGTCCATTCCAAGTGCAGGTGTAGGGCCATGCGAGGGCGACGCTATGGTACTTACGTTGTTGAGGGCGAGGATATCCGTAACTCTGCCGTCACGTTGAGTGAGCTAATGGACTTTCACCGACCGTTGATTCCGTGCAGGGATTATTGTGGAAACAGGCGACCTTCAGCGGGTCTTGCCATGTTTGTTCCACTTGACGACGGAAAGCTAATCGAGCGAAAGATGGCGGACTTCTGGGAGCGATGCACTCCGGAGCGAGGTCTCGACGCTTCGCAAATGGTACTCATCGAGCCGACTGAGGAGCTAGAGGAGAAGGTTCGTTCAGCATCGCGGATGGGATTTCGCGGTTTGACCGATGATCACAAGTTTACAACTTACAGTGGCATTGAGGCCTCGCCAGGCTTCACACTTGAGTTCTTGCTACGACCAACCGAAGAGTTTTCGTCGTGGTTCGCGTTTGCTCGCAAGAACAAGCTTGGTCTGATCGGTTGCTTGGAGTTGCTGACGGCAAAGGCAATTGCTTCTGGATACAAGCAGGACGATCTGAACATTGGCTTCGGAAAGTCAGCACTTCTGCCTCGACCAGGGAGGTGGACTGATGTGCTCAACATGGAGCCAATCAATGTGACTGCTATTCGTGAGTGGCAAGAGGAGGTGCGTATTCATGTGAACCCAGACGTGCCGATTACCAGTCGTCTACTCTCGTACGACAAGTCAAAGATGGTTGCTGTGTCTGTTCTGTCGAGCGCTTCGGTTGTCGAGCGCTTCGGTTGTCGAGCGCGATGGTGTCATGCATCTCGTGTACAATGTGTGATGTTCATTTTTGTTAAGTGTTTATCAGTTTTTGTACAATATATCCATATATATCATACAAAAAATTGATTTTATTTATTAGAATAAAAAATAATTTACATAATAAATAAAACCAATTATGGCTGATATTCCTACAGAAGACCAACTTTTACAACAAGCAGTAAGACTGTTTAACGAAATTATATCTTATGATCATTCATACACTAAATTTTTTATAACAGTATGTGTTCAAATGAAATACGTCGAAATGTTTAATCTGAAGGTTATAACTCTTAATGGTGGAGACTTGAACGAAGAAAATGTACAAAGAATGAATGTATTATTAAATAAAATGAAAATATCATTACAAAAAATGAGAAATGCAAAAATCCGCAGTGATGATATACATAGTTTAATAATAGCAAAAAATAATGCACTGGTACAAATAAAAAATATATTGGAACCGATTTATAAAGCAAGAAAATTTGTGGAGAACAATCGCAATCAATGTCCAGAACCTGATTTTGGAATACCTGTAGACGATGCAGTATGTCAACCAATTGAAAATATGGATGTCGAGTTTGATACTATTAATACAAATTTAATGAAAATAGATAGTATGATAAACGCGTCAAATGAAATGATGCCACCACATGATGGAGCAGGAGTAATTCCAGAACAAAAACATCCGAGGTATAATAAAATAAACGATCTTATTCGCAATGCAGATATAATGGTTCGAAATATCGAACAGTTGGTAAATCAAAGAAGAGCAGAGTTAATACAAATGCCAGTACCACCAGTATAAATTAATTTTTTTTAACTAATATAACTTTTATATTTTTCATATGCACTCTTTTGTTGTTTTGGTTTTACATGTTTGAATGTATGTGTTTTATCAGCAGGATATGAAAATTCTTTTACGAAAAAAGAAGGATTATCGAACTTTACCAATTTGTATATTTCCACTGTAATAAAATTCATTAACCAATCAGACATAATTGGTGGAAGAAAATCTGGTAAAATTTTCAATGAATCTATCAATTCTTTTTCGTCAATAGTCTCATCAATCTGAATAACTATTTCATCGTTTTGATAATTAATAACATTTTTCTTTGGAATAATTTTACTTTTGAGCAATGCTTCTAAAATTGATCCAATTAATGTTTTCATCCCTTTTACTATCATAGTCTGTATACGAACATCAGACATTTTTTTATGTAACGATCCAATAATATTTTGTCTAATTTCTTTGCTTCTTCTGAAAAATGGATTATCGGTAATAGTCTCTATAAATATTGTCCATGGGTGTTTTTCGGTAAGTTCTACATCCATTCCAAATAATTTTGGCAAAAGTATGAATAAAACAGTAGCGTTACCTTTTTTAAGATCAATTGACAAAAATTTTTTCCCATGTAATGATCCACTGTAATGATTTTTTAATTTGGTTGATATTGAGTACGGAGTCAAATTATCTATAATCCATTTGTCAGATGCAAATTGCATATGTTCTATAACCGGATTCATTGAAAGAAAATGACCGGAAACTTCAAGTATAGTATGAAAATTTTTTATAAACGTTGACGGAATTATATCAGAATATTCATCTAAAGGCGAATAAACGTTTAACATACTGTTTTTCGATTTCATATATTCTATTAAATCGTTAACATTATATATATCATTTGATCTTATTTCGTCATATGTAACTTTAGCTGAATTTGATAATACGTTGAACAATGAACAAAATTTAGCCCATGCTATTTTCTCTTTTAAATCATCGTGCTTTTTGATAACTTTTTCAAATAATTCATTGTCGTCTTTTGCAAATAAATATACCGACAAATATGATATGGCTTCTTTCATATTCGACAGTTCATTCGATTCATCATCTAAATATGATTTAAATCTATCTATAGTACAACACATTGACATTTCGAAAATACTACTTGATATATTGTAAATTATATACATGTTATAGATGAATACAAAAAATTGAAATTTCAATATTTTATGTACTCCATTACAAAAAGCATTTACTGATTCCACAACTTACCGATTCTTCAAAGAATCAATCAGATATTGGAAAAACAAGCTACCACAATGGCCGCTATTGACGTACACGCAAAGTGTAAGGGAAAATGTCGCAGCGGTGCGATCTACGATCCCGTGCTTGGAGATGTTCTCGACGACGAAGAGAAGGCTACCTTCTGTGCTCTCCATCGGTCTCGTCGCAAGGTTCATGGTACTGTCTCAGACATGGCGCCAGGAATGATCAACGATTGGCTTGATCACGATGACCGCCTTGACATTGCCACTGACAGTGCACTCGGAATGAAGTTTGCTGGACCATCTGTTCGGTGGAATGGTGGATGGTTGAAGAATGTGGCGGCTAAGAAGTTGACTGCACGTCTGCCAACGGAGGAGTATCTCGTTGGTCTGTGCCCATCAGTGACTTCCCGAAAGGGCAAGTGCCATTGCAACCACATCATCGTGATTAAGGACTTCATTGAGGCCAACTTTCCTCGAGATTCTGAGATATTTCTGAAGCTAATGACCAAGCATGATCAGACGATGATGCGCATCATGAAGAACCGTTACAACCGAGTTACATTCTGCCCGGAGGCTCGGTGTCCCGGTGCAGGAGGGATTATCGTCTCGTCCACTTTCAGTTCGCATGCGCTTGACGGCAAGATGATGTCATGCCCGTACTGTTCGCTCACTTGGTGTTTCGAGTGTGGCGCTGTGCCGTACCATCACGATCAGCGATGTTCTGCGGCAAGTCGTATG